GACCGCGCGATTGAGCAAAGAAATCGGGCGAAAGGTGTATTTTTACAATCTCAAAAAGGGCGAGTATATTCCTGACGATATGGATTTAACAGAGTTTGAGGAAGATATCTCGGCAGATGGAGAGAATAACAATGGTCCAACGGGAGACGATCAGAATGCACAGAATCAGGATATCAGGATATAAAAATGTGGTACTTAAAGCATTTATTGGAATTTATTAGCGGAACAGGCCTCGGTATGCTATTTCTCTGGCCGTATATCGCTATCGATACTCGCACATGGGCGCTTTGGGATTTAATCCCTGGCGCTTTATGCTCAGTAATCGGTCTCTATTTCTTATCGGTGGTTATTAATGCCTGATACCTTTCTCGACCAAACATTATCACACGCGATATATTTTGAGCGCTACAAGACACATGAGGTTAATCAGCTCATTAAGGTGATTGATGCCGCTAATATTGCATGTAAAGCGGAAATCTCACGAACGAATGGCGCCGCGACTAAAATGCGATATATCGAAATAATGCGCGAGATAAAAAAAATACGCGATGATGCGGTAGAGAAGCTTGACGGTCAACTTCAACTTGATCTTTTTGATTTCGTTAAAAGTGAGAGTTCATTTCAAGAAAAAACTCTCAAATCTGTTATTAGCGTAAAACTTGAAATGACTATACCAGCCCCGGAAAAAATATATACGGCGGCAACGTTTATGCCGTTCGCGGAATCTGAAACATTTGAAACCATGATGAAAAAAATCTCTAATGATTTTTATTCGCAATGGGATATGAGTGTACGGTCTGGATATATTACCGGAGAAAATGCCCAGGTAATAAATCGTCGAGTTCTCGGATCAATTACCAATTTACAACCCGGAACAATGCGCAAACTTAGAAATGCGTTAACTACGAATACCCGTACAATGCTTTCTCACTATGCTGAGCAAACACGAAATTCTATTTATCGCGCGAATGAGGATTTATTTTACGGATATAAACGCATTGAAACACTTGATTCCAGGACGTGCCTTGTATGTGCAGCGGGAGATGGGAAGATATATAAAAGTCTTGATAATGCACCGGATCTTCCGGCTCATCATAATTGCAGAGGGCTTTATATTCCGCTTATTCGCGGAATCAATAACAACGAAGGTGAACGCGCTTCGGTTGACGGGCCGGTCGAAGCTAAACTAACATTTGAAAAGTGGATCAAAGATCAAAGCGAAGAACGACAAAAAGATTTTCTTGGCCCATCTCGTTACAAGCTTTACAAAGAAGGGAAGCCGATCGGAGGATTTGTCGTCGACGGCAGAATCTTAACACTCAAAGAGCTTGAAAATAAATAAATTTATAAAAATTATTTATATATATCTGTTATATTATATTTGATTTAAAAACTAAACATAGATATATACATTATAACTAATAAATAAATACCATCTTTCTGGTCATAAAAAACCACTTGCGCAAAAAACAAATTCGACATTATAGTCACAATTGACAAATTTATTTTTATTTTATCAGCTCAGCAGAGCAACGCCAGCAGGCGGATAAAACAAAAAAACCGCAGCAGCGGAGGGAGAAACGAGATGGATTTTGACGCTGATTACCTGAAAGGGAAAATACCTGGCGAAGACGGAGAAGAGAAGTCAAAGATTATTGACGAAATCATTGCGGAGCATAACGCCGACAAAGAAGGCGTTGCGCGAACAAACGAGGCCCTGAAATCTGAAAAGTTAGCCGAGATCAGAAAGGTCGAAGCGCTTGAAGCAAAGAAAGCAGAACTTGAAAATCAAATCAAGAATCTTTCTGAGCAAATAAAGAGTTCTGGTACCGAAGAAACGAAACAGTTTTATGAAGCTGAGATGAAAAGACTTTCAGATGAAACCGCAGTAACAATCAATAGTCTTCAAGAAAAACTCAAAACCACTTCAGCGAAGGTTTTAAGCTTGACGGGAATTTCAGAGTTTGAAAGCGCGATCAAGGAATATCCAAATCTCGATCCGGCAGAACGAGAAGATGTTCGCGACTTATTTCTCTTGAGGAACAAATTCAGCTTGAAACAAATAGCAGACAAGGAAATGTTTCTCACTGAAGACAACAAAACCATGAAAGATGTTGCGCGCGCTTATTTCGAGTCAGAGTCCGGAAAGAGAAAATTGCTTAATCAAAATCTTGGCGGCGGGGCAACTGGAAACAGAAGCACCTCTGTAAAACCTACGAAGAAGTGGTCGGAAATGTCACTGAGAGAACAATCAGAGCTTTACCGATCAGACCCTGAAACGGCAAAGCGGCTACAGGCCGCAAAGGACTAAAAAATGAATGAAGTTCGTCTTTCTGACGTAATCGTGCCCGAAGTGTTCGGGCCGTATGTTTTGGAGCGGTCGCTTAATGATAATCGACTTGTGCAAGCCGGTATCATGCAAACCAATCCGCAAATTTCATCGTATCTTGGTGGTGGTGGAAAAACATTTAATACTCCGTTCTGGAAAGACCTTACCGGAGATACCGACATCCCATCCGAGACCGTTGATATTACCATCAATCCGATCGCAACCGATAAAAGCATTGTTAGACGCCAGTTCCGCGAGAAAGCCTGGGGATCGAATGACCTTGCCGCGGCGCTTGCCGGTTCCGATCCATTTGAAGCGATTGGCCAGCGCGTCTCTGGTTTCTGGGCGAGGGCTATCGAAAATATTGCGCTTTATACCATCCGAGGTGTGTTTGCAAACAACATATCTGCGGACAACAGTGACTTGATAGTCGATATCTCGACCGAAGACGGAGACGCGGCGACAAGCGCGAATAAAATTGGCGCAAAGAAAACCATCGAGGCAATCATGAAACTCGGTGATATGTTCGATCAGATCGAGGCCGTCGGAGTTCATTCTGTTGTTTACCAAACGCTCCTTGAAAACGATCTCATCGATTTCAATCTCGACTCCGAAGGAAAGCTGACCATCCCTTCGTACATGGGCCTTCGGCTTGTATATTCGGACAACATGCCGAAAATTGCCGGGGCTACATCGGGATATAAATATCACACCTATTTCTTCAAAAGCGGCGCACTCGGATATGGAGATAATTCCGCCATGATTACCCCGATCGAGACGCTTCGCAATCCGAAACGCGGTGGTGGTATTGACGAACTCTATACCCGCCGCCAGTTTGCGATTGCCCCTCTTGGGTATTCCTGGGTCATGGGAAGTGATACCGGCATAACCCCAACCAACGCGAATCTTTATGATTCCGCATCTTGGGATCGTGTCTATGACAAAAAGAATACCGGCATCGTTGCCGTCATTTCGAATGGTTAATGAGTTAACCGCGCCCGCATAATTACGAGCGCGGTTAACTTTGAATTAAAGGAGTATTTGATATGGCACGATATACACGGAAAAGATATCAGAAAGAAGTGCTTGTCGTCGAAGATGCGCTGACCACCTCGCGCGATTTGAATGTCGCGGGACTTTCTTCGGCGATTACGCTTTGCGCTGATGTTATCGAACAATACACTGACCATGTTGCCGATTTTGGATCTGGAACCGAAGAGCACAAGGCCCTGCATACTGCCGGGGTGCTTGCTTCGGTCGTCACTCCATCAAATCTTACAACGTTGCTTGCACGAGTGAATGACATTACCGCAAAATATACGTTGCACAATGCTGACGCTGCCGCAGCTCTTCCTGATTTCCATCAGGCGCAGGGAACCACGAGAGTTCTTGCGGCGACTACGACGGTGACCACTCTTTCCGGGGCGATTACTCGGTTGAACGATATCAAAGCGAAGTTTAATCTTCATGATGCCGATTCGACCGCGCATACCACGGGAAGTAAATACCAGGTAAGCGCCGCAGATTCTGCGCTTGGCGTTGCGATTAAAGTAACGTCCGGCATGGAAGACGTAAGAATCGGAGACAAGGTTGCTTGGTCAATTCTTAACGACGGAACAGGGAACGTAACCGGAGTTTCCGCTGCAACTGTCGACGGTGGCGTGGTATTTACTTTCTCCGCCGATCCTCAGGATGATGCGATTATTTCCTACACGGTGGCGGCGCAGTAATGATAAAACTACCCGACGGTGCATCGACAGAAGAAAGACTGAAGGCGATCGAAGCGAGATTATCCGCGCTGGAAAAGAAATTCATAGAACCGGTTATGGAAATTAAACCGGTTATGGAAACTACAGAAGATATTCCCGCCGGAATCGATGAAAAAGAAGCGCTCATACAGAAGGCTACCGAATTAAAACTTGGATCTCCTTCGAGTCTCGCGAGAATGAGCGCATCAAAACTTCAATCTCTTATAGACGGCGCAGAGGCATAGAATGGCAATCACGATAGTCGTTGAGGATGGCACGGGAATAGCGAACGCGAACTCGTACATATCTGTCGGCGACGCTGATGCATACCAGTTGAACAGAGGTCGAAGCGCTTGGGCCGCACTCGATGCTGATGCGAAATCATCGGCATTGATTCAGGCAACAGAATTTGTTGATTCAACTTTCGCCTGGATTGGAAAACGGAAAACGTCAACACAGGCGCTTAAATGGCCGAGAATTTATGGCCTTGATAGCGATGGAGTTGAAATTGTTCTAACCGATTCAGACGGATTTGAAATAACGGGAGTTCCTTCGGTTATTCCAAAATCGGTTGCAGAGGCTGCCTTTCTTTCTCTTGACAACAATCTTTTTCAGGATTCTGACCCGCGTGGCAAAATCATCAGGAAAAAAACCGACGTACTTGAAACCGAGTATCAGCCGGAGTCTCCTTCGCTTAAACCTTCGGCGCCTACAATTTTCGGAGCGATAAATACAATGCTTCGCGGACTTTATTTCCAGCCGGCCGGAGGAATGGTTGTCGGTAAAGCGGTACGCGGATGAGCTATGCAAGTGATCGTAGGGATACGCTGAAAACATTAAAAGAAGAAGGCGCTCCTTGCAATCTCGTAAAGCCGGATCCTTCATCGGAACCGGTATATGATAAAGAGACTGATTCGATGGTTGCGCCGACTATATCGCATCCTGGGTATGGAGTTCTGACGGGTTTTAAGGACGGGCTTGTTGATGGAACAGTGATTCAGTCGGGAGACGTAAAAATACTTTTTCTGACGATCGACGGAACTGACCCAGAAATCGGAACTGATACCATAGTATCAAATCCTGGAACTTCATATTCCGATACCTATAAGATTGTCGGAGGGAACCCAGTACAGCCAGATGGAAGAACGACGATTTTGTATAAAGCACAGGGACGGAAGTAAAATGGCAGGGTGGACTATTACCGATCCATCAATTTGGGCAGAAAGACAGAAAGAAAATATTGTTGATGTTCCGCGCGCCATAAAGTTTGCAATGTTTACGAGAATTGTTCAAAGAACTCCCGTTGATAAAGGAGCGCATCGACAAAATTGGATCGTCACATTGAATTCTTATGACTATAGTTTTGATGAGAATAAACGGGAAGGCGGTAAAGTTATTTCTGAAGGTCTTTCAAAAATACGTTCTGCAAAAGGCGATGAAAAAACGGTTTTTCAGAACAATGGGCCCGCAATAGAAAAGCTTGAGTATGGCGGATACGGACCGAATAGCCCAAGCGGTAAAACAATTAATGGGTTTTCGAAACAGGCTCCGCGCGGAATGGTTGGGATTACAATGCAGGAATTCGGCGGAATCGTAGACGCAGAAGTCGCGAAGGCAAAGAAATGACGGATTCTTTTATTGAAGATACGCTTGTGGCCGCATTCAAAACTCTTTCGCTTATTAAGTCAAAAACAATAAGCGGAAAAGCATTGACAAACGTTGCCGAGATAAATAAAGCGTTTGACCCATCAAATTGGTTAGATGAAGGCTGGTATGAAATTGATTTTCTTCCGGGAGAGCCTACGCAAGCAGATCTTGGTTCTGGTGGACAAAATAGATGGGTTGGTTTGATGCAGGTAACCGTATGCGTTCCAATAAACTCAGGGAAAGCAATGGCAAACGCGCGGTATAATGCGATAGCAACATTGTTTACGCGTGGAACTGTTTTTTCAGGGGTTGAAATTATAAGAACACATCGAAGCAACAATTACCAACTTAGTTTTGAAGACGTAAGTAAGGATCACTATCGTCTGCCGGTCCGTATTGCTTACCGGGCAGACTTGGCGAATTAATTTTTATTGGAGGAAATCATGAGAGTCAAGAAAGGTTCAAATCTAACGCTTTATGCCGGACAGTATGCCGGAGATGATACGATACCCGCAACACCGACGGCTTTTTATTTGCGACATACAACAGGAGAATCGCTTGAGGGAACCACCGCGATGATTATGAGCGATGAAATCATTCCCGGAAGATCGAGCGCGGAGCCAATGCAGGGGAATTCTTCGAATGGCGGATCAATACCGATTGAATTATCCGCGCTTTCCTATGACAGAATGCTTTCGGCGGTCATGATGGCAAACTGGGTACAAGATGGATCGGATGCAAAAATCGCGACTCTCAATTCTTCCACTCTTGCAAAAAAACTGTGGATATTGAAAGTTTTTTCAGAATCTGATTATCCCGTTTACCAGCTTTTCAAAAAAGTCATGGTTGACTCGATCGAACTTACCTTCGCGATCAACGCAATTACCAAGGGGACCTTTTCTTTGATAGGGGTAAACGATCCGTTGATGGAAACATCGAATCCTGTCTCTGGTCTTTCTTCTTTACCTTCTGCCCTGACTACAAAGGCCTTTACTTCACGATCAGGATCAATCACGATCGACGGAGTTGAATTGACCTATATGAAGGAAGCGAAGATTTCGCTCAAAAATAATCTCGCTGCTCTCTATGCGCTTTTCCAGGCCGAGGCAATCGAGACGGCAGAAAAGCTCTTCGACATAACCGGAACGATAACGCCGTATTTGAAGGATGAGGTTATATTCAACAAGGCAGTAAACGGAACTCCAATCACGCTCGGAATTACCGTCGAAGATGACGCGGGTAATTCCTATCTGTTTGGATTTACGAACGTAAAACTTACGACACATACGGGCGCATCGGCGAATAGCGTCGATGAAATTTCTCCCGCATATGATTTCAAAGCGTTCGGAAATGACGTCGTAACCATTACCAGGACGCTCGCGAGCGCAAAAACGGTCTATACGCTCACCTACAATGGAAATTCTCAAACGACTGGAACGGCCCCGGATCCGGTAACAAAAAATGAGGAAGGCGCGTTGCTTTATGCATCAACTAACTCGGGAAGTCTTGCAAAAACTGGATTTACTTTCGATGGATGGAATACTGCCGCTGCGGGAACTGGAACTTCGTACGCGGTTGGCGATCCTGTCGTGATTGAAGGCGCAACGACTCTTTACGCGAAATGGACGATGGTTTGATGAAGTATCAAACAAACCCGCAGCTTGGTCCTTTTCTAAATCACTGGGGATGCCACATACATAGCATTCTTGAAAAAGTTGAGAAAGTTAGTGGATGGAATGTAAAGTTCACAAATGAGAACGTGCTTACCGTTTACTATCTTGGAATGTCAAAAGGATTTATTCAGCGTGAGGTATTCGATAAAAATGGTATTCCCTCTGATGGGTGCATCATTCTCGCAACTGGAAAAGATACTCATGGAGATGAGGTATTTAATATTGGTGCAGAAATTCTTGGAATTCACTATCGTGCGACAGAGTATCGATACGAATCCGCTGATTATGTCCCAAAAAAAGATGAGGAAGAAATACTTGAATTGAAGCGTAGAGGTTATTATGGTTCGCATTTTGTTTCCGGGACAAACATCGTCGGATGCAACTGGAAAAAAGAAATCGAGTTCGATCCAATCGAAGGTGGATCAAATTGCGCTCGTGATGGATGGATAGAATCAAAGCGCATTCTTGTAATAAAACACATTTAAGCTCGACCAGCTTTAATGGCAAAGGACGCTAATCTTGGAATTCTTGGAAAACTTGAAAATGTTTTTCACTCAGAAATGGACACAGGTAACCGAGGTTATTATCGCATGTATCACCGTCGTAAGCGCTATTACCGGTAAGGTTATGGATCAAGCTGAAGTAATCAATGTCATCACGGCTATTGGTACCGCGGCTCTTGGTATTATCTGGCTTGTAGAAACTATCGCGAGTGCATTCGGGAAGAATAAACAATAATCGAATAGGAGAGGTGTAATGGATTTAGGAAAATTCGCGACTCGTGAAAATTGTGAAAAGGGAGTTTGGGCAGAACCGGTTATCTTCGGACAGGAAACTGGAATCGAACTTTGTTTGCTCGGACGCGATTCTGATACCGCAAGAAAATTCGGTGCACAGCAACTTAGAGACCTACAGGCAATGACAGAAGCACAACGCGCTCGCGTGAATGCCGTACAGCGTAATCGAGATGAAATTGTTGTAAGAACGGTCGGCATTCGCGTAAAAGGAGATATCGAAGAAAAACTTCCGGTAACGATTGATGGACGTGAGATCGAAAAAACTCCGGCCGGTTATAATTTTCTCTATGAGCAAATTACCGAACTTGAATCATGGGCAAGGGAGTATTCAAATACGCGCCCAAACTATCTTCCGAAGCAGAAGCAGGACTTGAACAAGCAATCCGACGATTCTTCTATCGGAACCACCCCCACAGCGTCGGAACCGGAAAAGAAAGGAGCGTAATTCGAGAACGCGATATCTTTGATTCATTTGTCAAAGATTATGGTTTTCCGAAAGAAGGAACTCCTGAATACAATGCATTCGAACCGGTTATGGAAATTAAACCGCCAGAATGTTTTTCATGGGTCTATCATGAATTTATCAAGTTGTACAACGCGAGCGATACCATTATTACGCCGGCAACCGTTCGCGATTATGAAAAGATAAATCAATTTAGATTTAAGCTTTATGAAATTGAATTGATTTTTCATATGAAAATTTGGGCCCGCGATGAGATACAGAAACTTGATAATGAGGAGGTTTCCGAATGAGCGACATATCACGACTTACGCTTGAAATTGATTCCAACGGAGTCGTTAAAGCAAACGGAAACCTCGATCTATTCAAAAAAAAATCTGATGAAGCGAAGAATTCAGCTTCATCTCTTGAAAAACAAACAAAAAATACATCTCGATCATTCGAAAAAGATTTAACCGGAAGCCTTATAGGATCAATGACTGCCGGTTCGCTCATGGCTGATGCTATAAAAAGCGCCGGACGTGGATTAGTCGAATTAACGAAGAATGCACTTGAGGCATCGGGCGAACTTGAAATGATTAAGGCGAACCTTACAACGGTAATGGGTTCCGCCGAATTAGCACAAGCAACATTTGAAGAATTAAATACCTTTGCAAATAGAACGCCATTCAGCATAAGCGGAATTACTGAATCTGCGATTATGCTCAAACAATCAGGAGTCGCAGCTCGGGATCTTATTGGCACACTTCAGGCGCTTGGAGATGCCGCGGGTGGATCACAAGAAAAGCTTAACAGAATCGCTATTAACTATGCGCAAATTATGTCGGTTGGAAAGGCCGCGACGATAGATATAAAACAGTTTGCGATGGCCGGTCTTCCGATTTATGATGCTCTTTCAAATGCGCTTGGAGTAAATAATGAAGAACTGGGGAAAATGATTACTCAGGGCAAAGTTACTCGCGACGTTGTTGTTAAAGCATTTCAGGACATGACTAGTGAGGGTGGAACTTTTTATAAAGGAATGGAAAGAGGTGCCGCAACACTCGACGGAAAAATTAGCACGCTTTCTGATACTTGGAAAAACTTTCTCGCTTCTTTTTCTGAAACAACAGGACTCACCGAAAGCGCAAAAAATGCCGCCGATATTGTAACGAGCGCTTTGCAGGGACAAATCGATGCAATAGAACTTAATCGAAAATATAATGAAGTTCTTAAAAAACAAATTAATTCAGAAGTAACTAATATAGGTCTTAATGCAAATGATTACGCAATAATATCTCAATATAAAATTAATGAATATAAAAAGCAGATCGATCAATTACAATCAGAAATTGATTATTATCAGCCAATGGGATTACAAGATAGCTTTCTAACTATTGACTATAAAAAACAACAGGATGATATTAAATCGTTAATGTCAGAAGAAGAAGCGCGTCTTGCTTTATTAAACGAAACAATCGCCGCAGGGAAACAATATGATGACGCAGAGGCTGCAAGAATAGCGGCAGAAAAAGCAAGGGCAGAAGAAGAAAAAGCGCGTCTTGCAAAAGAAGCAGAAGAATGGAAATCAATACTTAAGAAAGTTTTTAGTCTCGATGAGGTAACAACCGGAACAAAGGCAGTACAGGATTATGAGTCAAATCTTGAAGACTCTCTTAATGGTGCTCTTGCATATGCTCAAGCATTTGGCGGAAATGTCGCCGATGTTTATTCTGAATATAACGACAAAATAAAAAAGGCAGTTCAAGATTTACTTGAATCTGGTTTATGGACTCCTGACGAAAAAACAATCGTTGACTTAATTGCATTCCAAAAAAGAATTGAAGATATTCTGAATACAAAAAAAGGATTTTCAACTGATAGAAGTTCAATTTTTGGATTATATGGATCTCAAGATATTGTACTTCCCGGTTTAAACGATACCGGTGGTAAGGGAATTTCTGCGATCGGAAATCTCGCTGAATTTGGAAGCATCACTGGGTTTACGCTCGATCTTGCAAACGATGTTAATGAAACATATGAAACCGGTAATTCTCTTCTTGAGAAACGACTCACGCTTGCGGAAAAAATAGAGAACGCTCTCAAAGAAAAAAACTGGTCAGAATATACCTCGCTCTATGCTCAACAAACCGGGATGAATTCAGTTTCAGGAACTGATGTAGGAACTTTTACTTCTGCATATTCAGAGACAGGCAGTTTTGAAGCCGCTGGAATACAAACTCTTATCGAAGCATTTGCAAAAGTCGCGCAAGATACCGAAGGGTTTGACGAGGTAATGAATTTCGTAACAAATTCATTTCAAGAATTCAAACCTGTTTTAGAGGAATTGTTTACATCATATAAGCCACTTCTTGACGCAGGAGCAAAAGTTGCCGAGCTTGTTGCTTTATTGATGCAGATTTCTCCTCAATTTCAGCTTTTCATTACAGTGCTAAAAATAGCCGGTGCCGGAGTCTATAGATTGACTGAGTTTATTGAATTTATTACCGATAAACTTTTTGGACCGTTAAAGGATAAAGTTGAATCTTTTGATAGTTGGCTTGATTCAATACTTGGTCTTAACGATGCAACGGAAAAACAAACTGATTCGATTAATGAACAAATAGAGGCTAATAAAAAATTAGTCGATCAACTTGAATCGCTTCGTGAACAAATAAAAGAAGACGAGCTTTATTATGCAAAACAAAGAACTCATCTTAATGCGCTTTATGCAAATTCATCAGAGTCAGTAAGCGATGCAATTATCGCTCCTGGCGGAAAGATTATAACGACACACCCGGATGATTATCTTATCGCGACAAAAAACCCCGGAAGTCTTGGAGGTTCTCCAACAAATGTTTTCTTCTCAGTAGAAAATTATGCTCCCGATGTTGTATCTGTTTCAAGGTCTCAAAGAACCAATGATGATGGATCAACTCAAATAATTGCCACACTAAAGAAGGTCGTTAACTCTGGACTTGCTAGTGGTGAATTTGACGCTGGTTTATCTGCGAGAGATAGACGCCTTGCGGGAAGGAAGGTATCAACATGATTTCATGGCCCGGAGAAGTAAATCAAATTATTAGAAGTGACACGACAATTAATTATGGAGTTGGAATTATACAGGACACGATGGATAGTGGTAAGAAAAAAACTCGCCTTAAATCAACAAGCGTTCCTGATACATTTCCCGTTGTTATGCAAATGAAAAAAACCGAATTTGATATATTCATTGCATGGTATAAAGTACCGCTTCATAGAGGAGCCGTAACATTTTCATTTCCGACTATTGCCGGAACCGGAACAAGTGAATATAGAATTCTATCTGTTTCTGCCGCAGGAGCTGGCGGATCAAACGTAAAGGTTCTAATGACCTGGGAGACTGCATAATGAATCCATCACCGAAAGCTTTGCAGCAAATGTTTAGATTATCAACAGATGCATTATTCCCGGCTCTTTTGAAGATAACCTATGTTGAAGATTCTACAACAAAATATTTATATCTTGTAAATAATGGTGAAGATTTAATCTATAATGCCCAAACATATACTGCATCCAGCTTCAAATATACACCACCCGCATATTCAGATAAAAAAATCGGAGATGGTGAAATATCGATTTCATGTATCGATCAATCACTCATAGGAATAATAAGGAATATACAGGAACGGGCAACAGCTCAAATTATCGCGGCATTTTATTATCAGGATGGTGCGTTGCTTTTTGAACCAATTGAAGAATGGAATTTTGAACTCTCAAATGTTACGTGGAACGGCGCGGTTGCGACATGGAAAATGGAATATGATAATAGAATGAGTTTAAAAGTTCCCGCAGATACATTAACACCACAAAAATGTCCGGGGGTTGCGTAATGATTTATATACGCGATCTTATCGGTAAACCATATAAAAGGCGTGGACGCGGCCCTGAATCCTATGACTGTTATGGTCTTGCAATCGAGGTTTGTAAAAGATTCGGGAAAATATTAGAAGATTCTTTTTATGATGAACTTTCCGCAGAAACTGAAAATAGATTAATTGATGATAAAAAATCATCTCTTAATGCAATACGAACAGAACACCCATTTCCAGGGTCAATAATTGAGATTCTTGTATCGGGAATACCAAGGCATATTGGAGTTTATTTAGAAAGCGGAAAATTTATACATGTAACAAAAATTGGTGTACATGTATCTGATGTTTCTGCTTGGAAATCAAAAATCGAGGGGTATTATACATGGCAGTAATTACGATCTTCAGAAACCCTTTTTCTTCTGAGTTTGAACAGATTTCAATATTGGAATCTATAGCTATCAAAGATGCAGTTAAATTTGATATCGATAACTCATTAATATTTGTGAATGGATTTAACAGGAAAGAAAATTATATTCTTAAAGAAGATGACGTTTGTTTAATACGAGAATTCCCCGGTGATCCTATAACATTCACAGCAGCAGTTGCTGCGACATTTGTCGTTTATTTTATAGTAGATGAATTCGTCGGTTATTTTTCAGGGACCGGTCTTACTGAAAGAATTATAAATGGTGTAAAAAGTTGGATAGGAACAAAAGGGGCAACTGATTTAGCAGATACAGAAAGTACTGAATCTCTTGAAAAAATACCTCAGCTCAAGGGAGCTAAAAATCAAACTGGTCTTGGAAAAGTTGTTCCGCTTGTTCTTGGTACACATCTTTTAACTCCATATTACTGCGGTGATCCCTATACATTTATCGATCCTAATGATGGAACCGATGGAGAAAATCAATATATTTGCGCTCTGTATATGATTGGCTATTCAGATTTAATTGTTTCAGACATTCGCCTCGGACAACTTCAGCTTGCTTCTAATACTTCAAAGGTAACACAGGGATTAATTCCAATTGATGGATATTATTCTCAGGCACAATATTCAACCGCATTAGAAATTCAGCAATCGGCAGAAGTTGCGATGTATTCACAAAAAATAGTTGAGGAGAGATTTCCTAGCGCGATAGAATTAACAAATGTTGATGATGTTTTTAATACCCCAATAAGATTCAGCGCAAATAATCCGCAAAAAATACAAGTAGAAATATTTATTAATGGACTTATTGGATATAGTTCAACAGGAGAGAAAGAGGATCGTACAATTATTATTAAAGCTCAGTGGAGGTCTCCGGGTGGCGATTGGGTTAATTTCCCTGCATTTCAAAATTGTACAGCATATAGTACTTTAAATGGAACTACTACTTTTACAAAACAAAAAAATAAGCAAATGCGTTTTGTATCAACTTATAATTTTAGTTATGCACAGATTTCGGCGATTCCTGAAGGCTGGGTTGAAATACGAATGTATCGCGTAAATGCTAATGCTACTGATTCTCGAACAAGCGATAGCCTTTATTGGACAGCAATCAGGACATGGTGCTATGACAAAGAAGCATCAACCACGTTAGGAAATTTTGTTGCACAGGCTCCTGTTGATATAAAAACTAGACAAAAAACATGTAGGATTGGTTTTACCATCAAAGCAGGTTCTGATGTTTCTGGAACCATTGACGCATTAAACCTTATCTGTTCTTCTGTTGCACGAACTTTTAGTGGTAGCGCGTGGACAACAATTAGCGAAGCAAAAACAAATAAAACTGTTTCAAATAATCCTGCGTCTTGCGCGTTGCTTGCTTTACAACAACCGCATATCGGTAAAAATCCCTATTTAGATTCTGAGATTGATCTTGATGAGTTCGGTCTATTCTACAATTTTTGCGCGAGTAAAGGATTTACCTGTAATGGAATCGTCACATCGAGTAAATTACTTGAGGATTTAATAAATACTATTTTATTTACTGGACGTGCGCAGAAAATTATTAAAGACGGGAAAATTGCTCCGCTTATTGATAATGAACGGGCCTATCCGGTAACTATATTAAACCAGCAAAATACTGTTGAAGATGGATATTCTAATACAAAAGAATTTACCGAACTTCCTGATGGATTAAGAATTACATTTGTTGACGCAGCTGATGGATATCAAACAAATGAACGATATGTCATGTATGATGGGAAATCGGCTACCGATCCTAATGCAACATTTCAAGATATAGAACTTGCTTTTCAGACTAATAGAGTTCAAGTTTGGAAAAATGGTCGTTGGATACTCGCTTGCTTAAAGCTTCGTCCAGAAGTGTGGACCAGAAAGGTGTCTCTTGAAGGATATGCGATTCCAATTGGAGCTCTTGTAGAAGTTCAGGACCAAACAATAAGCGTTGGTCTTGGCGGTGGTGGAGAAATAAAAGAAATCATTGAAGATGTCGGCGGAACAAATATTATCGGAATAATCTGCGCTGAAATGTTCGATATGGTTTCAGGAACAAGCTATGGAATAAAAATTGTCCAGGCAGATGGAATTAATAATCCGTCGATTAGAACTATTCAAGTTCAAACTATTGAAGGATTTTCAAATCAATTATTGTTTTCATCTCCATTGTCAAAAGCGGAATCGATTATTCCTTCTGTCGGTGATTATATTTCATTTGGAGTATGGGGATTAATTACAACTGATGCTATCGTAATCGGTAAAAAGCCTTCAGACGATCAGACATTTGAGCTTCAGCTTATTCCTTATAACGAAGGTATTTATTCTGCCGATTCAGGAACAATACCTGATTTTGACTCTAAGATCACGCCTCCAATACCAATTTCAAAAATAGAAGAAATTGCTGAACAATATGTTACTCCTTCAGACGTAGCGGTTTCGATTCAAGGCGTTGTCTCTGGAGACGACAGCACAATACCTTCCGACGTGTCTGCCGTTACCGCAACCGCATCTCATCCTGATTATATACGAGTCGTAGCAACTTGGTCGGGTGATACATTATCAAATGCGATTACTGGATTTTATTTTTCATGGTCAAAAAATGAAGGAGTATCTTGGGAAGAAACATTTTATACTTCAAATATATTTGACTATTATTATAATCGAGCAACCGATGGATACCCAGAAACTTCTGATCTAGCAAAATGGAGATTCAGAGTACAGGCCGTTAATTCTTATGGAAAACGATCGAGTGGATGGGGCCCGTCTTCTACTGGAACAACAGTTGATTATTCTTCATATCTCACGTGGATAGCTCCAAAACCAACCGTTACCGTTGTAGCAGATGAGACGGGACTCGATGTCGAATACTCATGCGATGAGTCAACTTTTTTCGGAACTGCTACCTATTCTTTGTATGTAAAAGGAGCGTTAAAACTATCGGGAATCGTCGGTAAAAAAACGCGATACACCTTTGACCGCGCGACCGATGGATATCCGGAAAAAGTTTCTAACGGTGGCGATCTTGATACCTGGAATATTGTTATAAGGGTATCGACAGAAGGCGGAAGCACTGATTCAGATACAGCGCATCCCGATGTATCAAAGTATCTTACATGGAAACCACCGGCACCGGTTGTTACCGCCGTTGCGCAAGAAAAAACACTCGAACTTTCATGGACTATAAACCAGTCTGCATATTATGGAACGAACAAAACATTTAAATTCCTAATTAGTTCTACAACGAAAAAAACAGGAATTGGAATGCTTTCATATTCATATCCGTGGAATCGTGATGTTGATGGATATCCTGAGAAAGTAGCAAACGGTGGAACACTCGACAATCTAAATATTTATATCGTCGCTGTAACCGCTGAATATACAACAGGAACGAGTAGCGCAGTTGCACACCCGGACGTATCTAAATACCTCACGTTTAAACCATCACAGCCAACTATTTCTGGAAGTTGCGGAAATCGTGACGCGTCGATTATTCCAATAGTCGGGAATCAAACGTATAATCATGCCGGTTTTCGAATACAAATTACTCGTAAGGGAAATGCCGGAGTAACGGACGATGCGGGTTTTTATGCATTAGGCAATAGCGAAAATGCGCGAATAGATGAAACGAGTTATCGTTCAGGGTCTATCGGTGGATATACATTTGAAGCGATTGCATCGACGGATACAATCGATCAGGTTTTGCCGTTGATAAATCAAAGTGCAAAATTGCCGGTTGATACTAAATATTATTACCGGATTTACACGATTGTCAGTGTTCCAACGACTGCAAGTCCTACCGCGGGAAACGTATCGCTTGTGTCTGCTGAAAAATTAATTATCGCGAAAGGAACAGGGAATTACGATATCGTTTCCAAGGCGGTAGAGGAAGGTCATCTCGGAGACGAGGCAGTTACAAATCGGGCACTTGCTTTGCTCGCCGTGCAAAATAAAAACATTACTAATGAAACAATCGAAATGGCGAAATTCGCTGCTGGCATTCGTCCTCCGCGCGTGGTTACGTCATTACCTGTTAGTCCATTTGTTGGATATGCTATCGGCGACACAGTTGTTTTAACGACCGACAAGAAAATTTATCGTTTTACTGGAACCGGATGGACAAAAGCAATCGACGGAGACGATATATCTCCTGGAGCGATTGATATGACAAAATTTGCTGCAAGTATTCGTCCTCCGCGCGTAGTCTCATCGTTGCCAGCAAATCCATACACAGGATATGCAAAAGGCGACACGGTTGTTTTAACGACTGATAGTAAGCTTTATACACTTATAAATGTTTCACTTCCTGGAACGACAGGGTGGACGCGAAAGATTGACGGACTTGATTTAATCGCAGATACAGTAACTGCGGGAGCAGTCGCGGCTGGAGCGATAGGAACGCGCGAGCTTGCAGTCGGTGACGGTCTTAATATAATGGCCTATGATCTATGTAGTTTTGAGAATTTTGCAGATGGATATATTCCAGTATTTTATTCGGTTGGAATTAGCTCTTTTTTAATTACAACGGAAAAATCACTCGATGGAAATAAATCGTTAAAAATTATAACTGCTTCGGAAGTTTTAGAAGGATATGTTTTATTTGCTCAAAATAGTACAACGTATACACATATTGTAGAGTCAGATAAAAGTTATATTTTGAGTTGCTATGTTTTTTCACTTACAGATTGCGATTCACAAATTTATGTAAAATTATCAAATGGCACATATATTGGAACTGCATATATGCCAATATCTTCTAATATTTGGACAAGAATATATTTAAAATTTAATGTTCCTGCTGGGGTTACTTCATTATTACCCCGAGTCGATATTAATAACCCTTCGACAACGGCATACTTTGATGCATTTCAGCTCGAAGAATGTGAATCAACCGCAAGTGAACCATCAGGTTATCGTTCTCCTGGATTGACAACAGTATCTGGTACGCTCATAAAAACACAAACTATTAATGCTCATGATGCGGTAATTTATGGTACAATTACTGCCGACGAACTGGCTGCTAATTCAGTAACCGCCGGATCGGTATCCGCCGGAGCGATAGGAACGCGCGAGCTTGCAGTCGGTGACGGTCTTAATATAATGGCCTATGATCTATGCAGTTTTGAGAATTTCGCAGATGGGTTTATTCCAGTATTTCAACATTATTTAACAACTGCTTCTGTTAGTGATACAAAATCACTTGACGGGAATCGATCATTAAAAGTTATAGCTACGGGAACAAGCGGATCAGTACGATTTTCAACGAGTACAACAGAAGACACTCATACAGTTATTCCTGGTCAACGTTATTGTTTATCCTGTTATGTTAATCCAGACACAACGCTATCGGCGTTATTGTACGTTAGACACACTAATGGCACGATAAGTATTAATGGTTCTTACTTCTCATGTACTGCCGGATTATGGAATCGCATTTATATGTTCTTCACTGTCCCGACTGGCGTAACCCTAGTCACTCCTGGCGTTGGTTTGAATGCAGCAGGAACTGCATACTTTGACGCATTTCAGCTTGAAGCCTGTAATGAAACTGCGAGTGAGCCTTCTGGATATCGTGCTTCTGGATTAACAACTATTGACGGTCAATTAATAAAGACGCGAACCATCGACGCGCAAACAGCGATAATAGAAGGATCGATTACTGCGAATGAAGTTGCAACGAACGGACTTTCCGCGACAAATTTAAATGTCAATGCCCGCAATATTCTGAACTCATTTATATATTCCTCAGATGGTACGACAGGATGGACGCTTGGATCGGGCGCATCGTTTGAAACAGTTGATGGATATCGGACTTTGCGATTAACTACAACAGGAGGAAGCGGGGCTGGTGCAAAATTTTTATCTGATGAGTTTACCGTAAATCCAACAGATATAATAAAATTTTCTTTTGGTTTGTCATGTCCTAATTATGCAAGCGGTTCAGGATTATTTATCGGACTTACTTATGAACAAACATTTAAACTTTATGTATATAATTTTTCTACAAAAAATTGGACTTATCTTACTACGGGTACAAATAAATATTTTGTACAAAATTATATAGAAACTTCAAGAAAAAATTTCGGGACATACATTCTTGGTGCCGATGTTGATATCTCTGGCGTTCCAGCTCCTGATTATACTGATACAACTTATAGTATTTATTGTTTACAACTATCATCAGGTGATTCGGTTGCTCGAATACGATCGGGATATGACGCAACAACCGCCGGAACCTATTGGCGTTTATTTCTCCCTCGCGCAATACTTACCGATTCAAGCAAAATAGTCGCTGAAAAAATAGTCGTTGAAAAACTGTCGTCCATTACCACAAATCCCGGAACATTGCAGGGAGACGACGCGGCTAATTACAAATTAGTTATGTCACCATCCGCATCAGAAACTGACCCCGAAGGAACATTTTTACTTGGCGCAATAGGTGAAACCGGTGACGCCAGTTATTTCCGAAGATATAAATCAGGTGGAATATGGATGCTGGATATTAAAACATCAACATTCAAAGTCGATTCTATTTCATCGACAATATTAGGAAATTTTGTCGTACAAACTAAACCAGGCGGAGTTGATAAGTTTTTGGTATATCCTGATAGTTATGTGGGAGTTTGGGGAATACCGTTTTTAGTTTACTCTGGTGCTGGGGGAGGTTATGCAGACGGAATCAGAATAGCAACTGCATCACTTGGCCAGGCAGGAATAGAACTGGGCACATCATGGAGCACCTCAGGATGGCAAGCTGGCCAATGCCGAATAGTTAAACGAAGCGGTGGAACTCTTGATATCGCTGTTCCTAATTCTGGAAATACTGCACCTATAAACGCATTAAGTTTTTCGCTTGGCGGCGCTGCAACATTTGTATCTCATGTATATGTTGGTGGAACGTTAACCGTAACCAGTAACATTACCATGAATTCAAGTGGAGGAATAATAAGCGGCCCATACGGTGAAATGATTAGGTCGATAGACGAATGGCTCCGATTAAATGCCGGAGAGCAACACACGAATGGAATTTATTGCGGTTCTAGTTTATTAAGAACTGATGGTGAATTTCAAATTGGACATGCTGGAGCGTTCGCCAAGATAACAGCATCCGGTGCGATGACGCTGAATTCAACATTGACGATTGGCGGAATCGCATTTATAGGATCATATTTATTAACTAATGGGAAAACATCTTCTGTTGACGGAATAGCAGGAGAGGTTCTTGCCGGAGTTGGTCGAATTGAAATTTCGGGCGCAACACCCCTTATCGACTTCCACTTCGCAAACTCTACAGCCGACTATACAACCCGCCTCATCGAAGATGAATCCGGTGTTCTCAACCTCATCGGTACTTTACGTCCTTCATATCTCGGCAGAAAAACGCATTCATCTGGATGTCTTGTGGGCGGGTTTGACAATATCGGTGCGAGCGAAACAAAAGTATCGCCGATTTATACGATCGGGTCGAGTTATATGCCAAATGACACAAGCGTCGAAAATTTAAGGGGTATATTTTTCAGCCATTCTAATTTTTGGGGCACGAATGGAATTAATGCACGAACGGGATGGGGACTAGGACTTGCATCGGGTGGTGGAATTTATGGACTTTTGACAGAAAATGGTTTATGGACAGACGGCGATGTTTATGCAGCGGGAAATATACAGGCAGTAGGACAGCTCAAAGGAGCAACATTAAATATAACGGGAGCTGCGACAATTACCGGAATATTGACTGCGCCGTCTGGTATTATCGGTGATGTCCAAGGATATGCAACAACATCAGGAATGGGAACAGTCGTTTGTAGATTTTTAGTTACTAATTCTGGAGGAACTCTTACTACTACTAAAGCAGAAAATGTATCTTCGGCTGTTCAGAGAATTGGTCTTGGTCATTATCGTGTTAGTTTTTTAATAGATATTTCTACTAATTCTATAGGTATTATTTCAGCTTCTGGAACATCTTCTATATCAGAGGCATTGAATACTACATGTACCATTTATGCATCTTATGCAGATATATACTTTTATACTACGGCAGGATTAACAGAACCTGGACAGGCGCGCGTCGCCATTATTGGAGATTATGCTTGACGGTATAAATAAATTATAGATGATAATATCAAAACAATGTATTATTATGATATAACTACCTAAGGAGGATTTACATGATCTTATCGAACGTATTTGAAGCGGTGATCGCGGCACGTCTTCTACTCGATGCAAAAAAAGAAATCGGTGACGGGAAAGACAAGAAAACTATCCCGCTCATCGGATCGAGTAACTTATCTCTGGTATCAAAACTGCAAAGCGTACTTGATGTTTTCCAGAAAGATGCCGAGTTCTATCAAAAACAGAAACAGGCGCTACTTGACGAATTTGGTGAAAAACAGATTTTGGTTGCTTCGACCAAAGCGCTCAAATTCCGTTTCGTTGAAAACAATTCTCTGCCGAAAAATCTGCGTGATGAATACAAGGACAAAAAGATTTACATGGTTCCCGAAAAAGATATCAAATCGATTGAAAAAGATATCACGCGAATTCCGGTAGACTTCCAGTATATATTGCCGGAATCGATTCAGGAAGAATACTATTCCCGGTTAAATGAACTCGAATCCGAGAATCGTACTGAATCGAAAATCAGAATCCCGATATCTGTATTTGAGAAGATTGACTTCGCGGGACTCATACCCGCAGACGGATTGTCAGACCGTGAAGATTTGACAAGGTTAATTCGGTCATTGCATGAAATTACTTACACGGAGGAATAGACATGGCATATTTATTACCAGAACCTGTTTTTATTAACGAACAGGAACGCCTAGACGGAAGCTACTTGCGTATTGATGGCGGTAAAATGTTTTTAGGCGGAATGGGCGAAATTTTTATTAGCCAATGGGATGACGTATCAGATCGCGCAAAAAGAAAAGAAAGGCCAATCGTCCATCAGTACATGAAGCAAATACCGGACAAATACAAGGAAGCTTGGAATAAACTCATGTATGAGACTCTTGCTTATATGTATCCCGGCGGAACAATGGTAGTTGATACCGAATCTGTCGCGATTGACAAAACCGAACTCTCGTTGAAGGCAGGAAAGTCGGTATCATTAACCGCAACAGTTTCTCCTGACAATTCTTATCTTAAGGATGTTGAATGGTCTTCGAGTGACGAAACCATCGCAACGGTGAAAGACGGAAAAATTTCGGCGATATCTGCCGGTGAGACGACGATAACGGTAAAAACGGTTGATAGAGGCCATATGACCTCTTGCAAAATAATTGTAACAGGTTCAAATTAACGAGGAGGAAAAAATTATTATGAAGGGGAAAATTATGGAATTGTTAAAAAACAAAACGGTAACAACTGTATGCGCGATTGTGGCGGCTGGCCTCATGTTTATCTTCGGCTCCTGGATGACGAGTAAAACGCTTGAGGAAAACCTTGATGGTTACAAAAATTACACCATCGACCAGGTAGTATCAAATGTCCTTGAGAAAGAAGGAGGTGTCATTGACCAGTTGAAAGAAATAAAAGATATTGCGATTGAGGGCCGCGATATCTCGATACAAACCAGAGACGCGGCACATGATGATTGGATCATAGACATTCAAAAATATTATAAACGATTGAAGAATGAAAAACTTGACCAGGTATCGAGAGAAAATATTGAGCTTGCCAAAAATCACTGGGGTAAAATGAGTGAATCGGAAAAGAATAGCCTTTTGACAAACCAATATAATTACATTTTATCGCGATACGATGACGTAGAGTGAGGAGTAAATGAAACATCAAACTGACTTACAATTAATTGGGTACATATCAAAGTATGGATGTTTTTTTATGTGCATAACCTATTGGCTTAGTATTAAGAAAAACAATGTCGAGCTTGGATATGACTTTCTAAACACGATATGGATGTCGGCGATTCAAAAAGGAATAATATCAGGGGATATTAATAACGACGGTGACATGGACGATGGGAATGAATTGCTTGTTCTTGATAAAAATAAATTGCTAATACTTGCCGGTATTGATATGAAATATCTAGGAAGCTTTGACCCAAAGTCGGTTGAAAAAAAATCGGGCGTATTTTTTATAGGAGAGTTTTATAATCCTTCTACAAGATTTACGCATTTTGTAGGCCTGGATGAAAATCTGAAATGCGAATATGATCCAATAGCTAATAGTAACACTGTTAAAAATGGTTTTTTAAAAACAGTAAGGGTATTTGCATGAAAGATTTTTTCAAACAAATATTTACAGATACCGCAGGGCGCTGGGAAATAAAAATAATTATTGGTTTGATTGTTTGCATACTCGCTATTCTATATGGGATATTCACAAGAGACTGGGAGGGGTTTTCAAAACTTGCAGTTTTTGGCGGTTCTTGTTTAGGTCTATCAACGGCAACCGATGCGATAGTAGATATCGTTAACAAAAATGTATCAGGGAAAGAAGGGCAATGAAAAAGATAATGATACTTTTCGCCACCTCTCTATTACTCATCGGTTGCAAAACAAACCAGATAATACCTGCGGCTGCAATGTCGGAGCTGCAAACAATCGACGCGGTGAGCACGGCGATAATTGATACCGCGTCAGATTCAACCGTTCCCGATGCAGAATTCCTTCTTGAGGTCGCGCAAAAAACAGAAGACCCCGCTATCATCCATATCGCCGAAACGCACCTCGAAGACGTAAAGAAAATAGCGGAAACGGCGAAATCACAGATTGATACTCAGAAAGAATCAAGAGAAGTCGCCGCAGAAATTGAGACCGCCGCCGCGACCGCAATATCAGAAAAACAGGAAGCGAAAACAGAAGTCGTTAAGTCGAAAGGACAACGAAATGTTTTGCTTGTTATTCTCATCGCGATAGCGGCGGCGATAATCGCGATGGTTGTTATTAAGTTAAAAAAGTTTTGGAAATAATTGTTAATCTCATTTTATCACTTTCATAACGTTGGAAAGATGAATCAGTTATTCTGCGACCCTGCGCGCGTATTCCACGCTTTCGCCGCTTGTGTTTCCGTTGAAAAACCAATTCTTCCACCGTTTACGGCACGACACGTCACACATTCAACAGAAAAGAAGTTTTTCCATATCATCATTCGTTTTGTGTCTTCCGTAGGATGATACCGAAACGATGTCAAAACAGCAGCCGATCCGCAGAATGGGCACGGTTTCAAAAATATTTTTTTCAAAATGAATCTCCGCCGGAGCTTGGTGTGAGTCCGTATAAGCGCCCCGTGCTTATATGGCTAAAACGTCCGTAGAATATTTGCTAAGATATCAGGTTATATTATTAGGAAACTCTTTTACCTTAAGAGTCCTTTCAATGTATCCGTCCTTGATATCCGTTTGCACGCCAATCACACAATAGAACTTCCCGTAACATTTGCACGAGTCATAAACCTTTTTATTTACTAATTGGAAAAGTGTTTTTATTGTCTTTCCGGTTGCTGCATTTATATATACCGTTCTATCATCCATTTATTTCTCCAAAATAGGTTGAAGCGATTGTTAATCGTCTTCGCAGTCTTCTTCATCGTCCATATATTCGGGATCGGCGAAAGGTAGACCGTCAGCGAGTTCTGAAAGGTCATTGAAATCGTTATCGCGCTCTATTGATTCAGGATCATAGCAACAAAGCAAGGCGACGACCATTTGACGCATATCGTCAAGACCTTCTTTCATGTCGGTAAGCGAGTCGGTTCCGAGAGGCGGCCCGTATTCCTCGATAATTCCATGATACTGCGAAACGGTCTTTTTATAGGCCGCAACCAGATTCTTTCGTATTCCATCAAAACTTACTTTCATCATCTTCCTTCCTTTCGCGGATTGTCCGCGTAGTCGCATAGCGGGTACGCGGCTGTCCGTCAGCCTAAAATCTATTTCCCTTCCCTCTGTCTTTCAGCGCGCCTTGTTCGGGCCTCTCGTTTAGCAACATAATCCTGGATTCCGGTAAGCATTAAGTATTTTACATCGGAATCGGAATACCCATATTTGTATATCCGATCATACAAATCCTTCGGTATTTTCAGTACAACAGTTTTCGTTTCCATCGCGTTTGTTTAACCTCCATGCCTGATATTATCATATCGAATATAAAATGTAAATACTGCGTATTCCTGCGTAGGGTTGCGATTAAAAAGAAGTGTCTATATGATATTAACTACGGATTATTATTCTCACTTCCGATTCTAACAAACAACTTTGTCTCAGCGCTCAAATAATTGTATTCTGGTTTGAAATCACTTCGGCTTATGATGGGATGATCACATTCATGATTCATTCCGACTGAAATATTTTTGTTTATATAGAAATCTATTCCAAAAATATAATCTGCGCGGTAAGGATTAAAACCGGTAAGCGTATCATTGGGATATTGGAATGTTTCAATTTCCGTATAGACATGAAGCCTATCGAAAGCAACAACGCCGAAATCAATAGCCGCAAACGTTGCGATTCTATTCGCATCAATTTCAGATATTTTATTTTCCACAAAATCGATTTGATAGGGAACGAGGCCAAATGTAAGCGCCCAGGAGAAAACTAAAAAGTTAAACATGTGATATCCTTTGACTTTCGATCAGTCTATTTATTTAGCTCCCAATACGACTCGATCATTTCTACGAGCGCATATTGCTGGACAAGATTCAGTTTCGACAGTTTTGATTCAAGCGTTTTTCGTTCTACTCCATAGTGTGAAATGATATAATCGCTAGAATCCTGAATTATAGCGAGAACTCCGCCGCGAATGTTATGACCATTCCAAGGAAAATACCAACAGAGTGTCCTTATAACGATCCATTCGTTCTCACTGAAAATTGATTCAAGTCGTTTTCGTTCGGGATCTATAAGCGTGTAATAGCGATCGATCGTCGCGGAGACGGCACGGCTTTGACTACGCTGAGGAACTCTCAATCTTTCGCGAACTGCATCGGATAGATAGATCGTACTTGAATTTTTATTTTTAGGCATTATTGCACTCCTTTTTGTTTATCACCTTCCTAAATTCTGGAAGGTGACGGTTCAGGTTGAAGCTGTTGTTCGGTGTTTTTGGCGACATCTGGGTTAATCTCAAAATCAACGCAGACACTATCATCGAAAAACCTACGGTTGCAGTAATCACAATCAGGTAGTTTAATGCAATCACAACAATAGTCGATTCGTTCCAATTGTTACCTCCTCGCCAAAAACTTGGCGCGTTGTCTGTGTAAGCCGTAGGCTTATGCCGCAGAGCGTCCACCGAACATTTGGATAACTTGCAACGCGCAATCGTTGTCAAGTTGATCCAGTTGTTAGACTTTCTTTCGTGATAAAAGGTCTTGACGCAATTCCACAAGCGCCGCCCTTCCGCGTTTAAGCTCAATCTGTTTTTCGGATAGCTTTTTTATTTCTTGCTTTACGCGCCATATTTCAGAGCTTGCCGAACCGATCTGGTTTGTGAGGAAACGGTATACCGCATCGCTCTTGTATAATTCCTGTTCTTTCTGCTTTGCCTTTGTTGCCTTGTCCCAATCTTCAAGCTTCCCCATTATATTTCTCCTTTCGCAATCAACCGGCATAACTTGTTATGCCGTGGTTGTCGGTCTAACATTTGCTTAACCTGCATCCGTTAGGATGTCAGGTTGAAGCGGTTGTTGGCTTAGGAGGAAATCGTGCATATTGCAATAACGGCAAGGCACACTATGCCCAGAAAAACCAACAACCCTTCCAGTATCATTACACGCTGTACAATTATAACTTAAATGCTCTGTAACATTTCCTTCATACTCTGCTTCATAAAAATCTTGCACGATTTCCTCCGTGTTCCGGCTTACTGATCTTGCCGTTGAAGTCGATGAAATACGTACCGTCAGCGGTTTTGATCCAACCGACGTACCCAACTTCGTTCAGCTCTTCGTAAAATCCGATCTCCTTAATCATGGGCATTTTGCCCTGTTTCCTTTTCTCGGGCGTTCGTATCATGTGAGGACAATCAGGATGACAGCTATCGCATTTATCCTTGCCCTTGAAAAGGTAACATCGAGGCATTCCTACATTCTCCCTCGCGGAACAAATCCCGCTTCTATATATTTTTTAGGGTCTGCATGAAACGCTTGCGCGCGTGGAACATATCCGTCTTTATTACGCGTATTTCCAGGCAATAAATAGGCATTCTTATCATCCCAACATAGAAAAAACCGGCGCCGTCCTTCGTTGTCTGGTTTTTCTTTTTCATCGAACCATTCAAGATAGCGGTTAGTAATTCCGTCATCTTCGATTAAATCAAGCTGGCCCATCCCCCCCCCCACCCGTTCGATGTCGGTAAAACTTGTTATACCGTAGTCGTAATCCTAACATGATTTTATACGCAACCGTATAAGATCACCACACAATTTCTTAACGACAAAATTTTTCAATTTTTGCACAGCCCCGGCGATTGCCGCATAGTCGCGCGTTGACCCCTCAGATACTTCACCGTCTGGATATTTTGCCGTCGCGATGAAAATCCCGCCTTTTTCTTCAAGCGTGATTGAAATTCCTTCTATCGTTTTCATTTCTTTATTACCTTCTTAAACCACGATGATCGAACAGGGATTTTCTTTTTGTTCCAGAGCATCATATCTCCGTCTTTCATTCGATAAAGCGATTCTCGATAATTACATCCGTCTCTCATACAGCACCGTTCGGTTGTATTTCCGTTTTTTCGTTCGCGGAACTTATGGAAACCGCACTCACACAATAGTTTTCCAAACATTTTCATACCATCCTTTGATTATACTTTGGATTAAGGTATTCCTTTAACCATACGCTATCCGGCCCATCAACTGGTAAAAACGTTCCGCTTTTTGTTTTGATCCAGTAGTTATGAGCGATGATTTCTTTCTCAGTTTGCGGGCAGAAATTAGAGCTGATAATTTTCTGAGCGTGAAATTCATGGCTCGAAAAAAGCCAGACCGTACATGCGTCATTGAGAACGGCGATTCCGGTTTCATCGGCGTGTTTGATTGCGATCTCTGGCGTTCTTGCGATTTCTGGTTTCATTTGACTAATCCTCCTATATAAACATATGCGAGATAAACGACGAGCGAAAGGATAAAAATACAAAAAATTGCGTACAGTATTTTCGACGCATATTCTATAAACGGCCACTTCATTTGCGCGACTCGCTTAGGTATTTCATAAAATCCCTGATAACGGTATATCCAAACAGAACGCCTTGAGTATATCTCGAATCAAGTCCATGTAATTCAAGAAAAACGGAATCCTCTTCGGTTACAGGAATTAGCGAATTGAGAAAATTAGATAATGTTTCAAGAGTAGAATTGTTATAATCTGTTTTTTCTTGATCTTTCTGTTCCGGTTCGAGAAGCAAGAAATCGGTTGGTGAAATTTCTTGGCATGGAGAATATTTAAATGACGGCCCAAGTTCTCCGTAATTAATTAAACCATCGCCACCGTCGTTAAAATATAGATATGGTTCATATTCGTGTATTATATTTAAACATCCAGGACTCCAAACATATCCAAGAGAAAAAGATTTCAGTTGAAGCCCTGTGCTCATCGCTTTTCTTTGCTCACCTTCATATCCAGATAAATCGATCTTTAATGCTCTCATCTCATTTGCTCCTCAAGATCACCGTCGATCTTTCTCACGCGCTTTTGTTCCTCGCGCACGATCACTATCGCTGCTTGTATCGCGTCCTGAGTATCTCCGTATTTCGGCCATCCGATTAGCTCGTTGAGTAATTTACGCGCGGCCTCAATCGTTCTATTTTGAGCGGCAAGTATTTTCCAACCGATTTGTTTTGTTAAATCTGCCATATTGACGAACTCAGATTTTCCGTTAAAAAACTTGACGTATACAATCTTGTCAAGATCGACTGTCCTCGACAACGCCATCACCTAGATTTTCGTGATATACAATTTCGTTTATTTTCATGCTGCTATCCTCCTTTAGTTTAGCCAGGCGCGGATTACTCCGCGTTTCGTCGTAATTTTCAACGACTCGTCAGTGGCCCTTTTTAAGATCCCTTAGTTTCGCCTTTTTCTCTCCGAATGGATCGCCAAACTTGGCAATCGAACGCTTGATAGCCGATTCGTTTTGTGCGCGTGTTCGCTTTGATTTTCGTTCCATGATTTACTCCTTTCCTATATTGTTATTCAAACTTTGCATTGTCAGATTGAATTGCTTCTTGGGCTTCTTCATATTTTTGTTTACGCAACGCCTGTAGTTCTTCATAAGTTTTCCCGCGCCGATCAGCCTTTGAGAGATTGACTTTATCCCACGGATGGGCATCGCGAGAAACACCGTTATGTATTGGGTTGTCGAATGCGCCGAACTCATGTCCATTCAACATTCCGTATCCGATAGCAGACATAAGCGCGGCCATTTTTATAGATCGTGTTACGCTCAATTTATTCCTCCTTTATCGGACTTGTGACCGATACTGTGGTTTACCGGCGCCGGAGCGCCGTCACTCGCCTAATCGCAAAGATGATCCTCATCAAAATCAGTTACCAGGATTGCTTTGTCAGGATCGTCTGGATCATCAATGTTTGCGTAGTATTTTTTGTATGGCGAATCGGTGTCTTTTGTTACTACCGCGTAATTGCCGTATCCGTCTGTTACTACGTCGCCGATCTCTAAACTATCGATTGTCATGTCATCCTCCAAACCCTCTCGTATTTGGTTGACTCTCTCTCAACCATCTAAATACAGTATACCGCTATAGCGGTACAAACGCAAGGGGAAAATACATAAATCGTCTGGATTATTTTGATATCGATAAAAACAAGATATTGCTATAGTTTACGTAAAATAGCGTAAAATGACGCTTGACTTTTATTAGAATTAGAATATACTCAACTGCATGAAACAGTCAAAAACTAAAAAACCGGAGAATAACAAGGAATCCATACCTTCGGTAAAAGTATTTCTATCGCGTGAAGAAATGCGATATTATGAGGATTTTCTCAGGCCCTTCGCGGGAAAAAAAGGCCCGTATCTTAAACAGCTTTTAATGAAAAAAATCAAATACTCTGAGGCGGAAAAATGAATGATGGCATCGAAAGGATACACGAAGAAATTATAAATTCGATAAAATCGTTACAAACTGCCGATAAACTTTTAAGCGATAAACTCGAACCGCTCATGACGATTTCCGAAGTTGCCGAGTTTTATCATGTTACGCCGCAATATGTTCGAAAACTTGAATCATATGGACGAATTAATCGGGTAAATTTGCCAGGTGTCATTCGATTTCGAAAAAGCGACGTTGTATCGTTTATTATTGATACGAGCAAGTGATTCATTTTAAGGAGAAAAAGCCATGAGTGGTGAAATTATTATTTTAATTATTGCTACTGTTGCCGTATTTTTTATTTTTGGTGTTTTTATTGTTGCTATTTATGCTGCAATATATCTTTCTGGAATTCAATCAAAGATTGAAGATGAAATTGAGAGGAATAAGACATGCAAAAAATGACAGACGAAAAAATCAAGGAATATGCGAACGGTCTCGTTGATAAAATAGAGGAAACATTCCGCCTTTTAAATAATGGAACACTTATGAACTATCGGCATAATAAAGTTGTTAACATGGTCGTTCAATTCGCTGAATCCTATCACGAAAAACAATGCGCGAAATGTACTAAGTGTCATTTTTCTAAACCGATAAACAAAGAATTATCAGTTGAAGATCATTCAGACGAAATTAATTTCGATGAAAATCATCCTGTTGATTTAGACAAAATATGTCAAAGGCGATAATAATCGCTGAGAGAAATAATTTAGAGATTTAAGGAGAAGAGTATGAAGAAAGCTTTTATCGCTATTCTTGTGTCTGTCGCGATTGCAGTATCAATCACCGGATGTACCGAGGCAGAAATCGCCTCTACCAATCTTTCAAAGGAGGCGGATCAGTTTAATGTTTATCGCCGTGTTGTTTTCTATAATGGAATAACCGATCAATACATTCTTGAAATAGATGGATATTGCTCTGTTGAGTTTTTTACCGATAAATTTGTTGTAACGGTAAAAACTGATGACGGGAAATATATGAAACATTATCTTGGCCGCGCTGACAATGTTTTTCCGTTTGTCGAACAGCTTGATTCAAGAGGAGTATCAACTCGTCAATACAAGGTAATTTTCAGACCGTCAGTGATTATTCCAGATATAGAATTAAAATAAAAGGAGGCAATGGTATTTACTACCTAATCTTCGTTCTATCGTTTCTTGTACCTGACGCTATCGCCAGCGAGCCGATTAATGTGCCATACAGCGAAACGATTGAACGAATCGATGTCGTAAGCGCTCGCGCTATCGTGGGACATACGGCAAACGGTAAGAAACCGCGCGAATTCGGTTCGCGGTCATGGTTCCTGATAACCGCTGAGTACTCCATACAGAATAGCGGGATTATCGGGAAGTAGTAAAGGTTAGGCGAGCCGGACCGCATGAGCTTTGGGCTTCCGGCACTTCTATTTTCTAAACCGGCCGACTGGCAAGCATGGTCGGTTTTCCTTGGGTAGTCGGCAAGAGGTAAGCCAACGGCGTTTGCATGGCGGTAGAGATTAAAACCGCTCACCGTAATTCGCTGGTTCGAATCCAGCTTACCCAGAGACGCTCGGTGTAAAGCGCCCAACGCAGTCGAAGGACGAGCGAAGCCCGGAAGTACAACGGGAAGCACCCTCGCGGAAACCGTTAAGAAGTTGCGAGTAAAGCTACAGTGCGGTTATCCCCATGGTCGGAGAAATAGGCCATGGCCACGGAACATAGCGACAGTGGTAGAGCGCCGGACTCGGTCCGGTAGTCGGCGGTTCGATTCCGTCTGTTCCGATAGCCCGTATGGGTGAAAAGGCAGGGAACAAACAGCAGGTTTTCTCGGAACTTTTCCTGTTGCCCTGCCAACCTTCCGCGATGGCTTAATGGTAGAGCGTCTTGAGGGCAAGCCGGCTGAATGCTTTCGAGAAGGTGATGGTTCGAATCCATCTTGCGGGTAGCGGAAACCAGAATCCAGCGTGAGTCTGTTCATCGGACAACCGCGAATCTGGACGGCGCCGAACGACTCGGTAACAGTCCCGGGCGATTGCCCTCCAAGTATCAGACGACCGCTCGGGACTTTTTTTGAAAGGGAGATCTCATGAAGAGGAAAATTTCAGGTGCCGGAACCGGTAGTCTCGTTCTTATCGCGATTTTTTTCACCGTGTTGAAATTAACGAAGCTGATTACATGGTCATGGCTGTGGGTCCTTTGTCCACTTTGGATTCCACTTGCGGTTGTAATAGTCGTTGCGGCAACAATCGATATCATTGAGATTTTTGAAAAAAGATGAAAAAAGTAGTTGCGCTCGATCCGATGAAAGAACTTCTCAAAGCGAAAAAAGAAGGTGCGGTAAATATCGAAGTCGATGACCTTCTGAATCTCTATGGAATCTATCATTGGCGAAATAACACTGGGTCGTACAAAAAAAAGGGCGCGTTTATTCGATATGGGAAGCCGGGATCCTCTGATTGGATTGGTATTTGTCCTGATGGTCGTTTTCTAGCGATCGAGTGCAAACGGCCAGTGAAGAGTAAAACGACAGACCTTCAGAAACAATTCCTTGACCGGATAAACAAAGACGGTGGCGTTGGAATCAGGGTTACAAGCGGGGCGGACTGCCTCGCTCAGCTTATAGAGGCGGAGGTAATACGTTGTCAGAAATGAAAAAATTAAGGTTAGACACGTTTCAGCGCGGTGCTGTCATGGACCTGTTTGACGAAGAACTGCGAGACGTGCGAAAGATTAACATTGAGTTTTCGATAATGCCGGACAAGACGCGTTCGACTGCGGAAACATCGATAAAGGTGACATCGAAGATTGCGGGAATAAAACCGCAAAATTCATTCCTCTTTTTCGATCATCAGGAAATCGGAACGGGAATTGAAGCATTCGAGGACGATCCGGGCCCAGAGCTTCCATTCATCGTAAACAAAGCAGGTGGCGAATAAAGGAGCGCTAAAGTAATGGATAAACAGGTAATCGAAAAAATCGAACAACTGGTAATTGATCGTCAGATCGTCGAGGTGAACGGGCGCGAGTATACGCCTGGGAATCTCAAACCGGTAATTTTTAACCCGCTTGCATCTTCAATCAAGGTTCTTTCTCTTTCTGGGTTTTGCGATTTCGTTTCGAACGATATCGATAAACTCGGAATCGGGGAAAAGTATTTCATTCATGTCGTTAGCCCGTCTCGCGTTGATCTCGTTTCGGCGCTCAAGGGCGAAGACCTAAAACGTGAAATTCTTCTGACTGCTGAAATCGACGAAGAACTTGAAACCTTTCCATTCGAAAGGTTCATGACTCAGGAAGAATTTGTATCAAGTTCCGCTCAATGTTCGAGCCATGTAAAGGTGATGATTCCGAATATGTTCTTACATTCACGTGGAAGCTTTCGGGTGGTACTTCGATTGATGTTGAGGACGATGGCGTTACCCAGAACGTCGGAGTCAAGAAAGGCGTTTCGGGCGTTCTCAAGGCTACAGAAGCCGCGAAACCGATCGTTCTCCTCGCTCCATTCCGAACATTCCGCGATATCGCACAGCCAGCGAGTCAGTTCTTGCTTCGCATTCGGTTGAGCGGTGAAACGCCCTCCGTTGCGCTTTTCGAAGCTGACGGCGGACGTTGGAGAAACGATGCGGTAAAATCTATCGCGGAGTTTATTACCGCAAGACTCCCCGGAATGAAGGTTATCGCATAATGAAAGGAAAGTTCGAAGAAGCGATGACTGAGATTAGTAGAATGAAATCTGCTCAAGCAATGATTAAAACTGCTAAGATCATTCTCAATGTCGTGATTTTATCAGGAATTGCTTTCTTCGTTCTTTTCGTTGTAGCTGTCGGAATGAGGTGGATATGAACGGTAATCCTGTCTCGGAAGTATTCAAAATTGATTGCAAGGAGTTCATGAAATCCTTCAAAGATAATCAGTTTGATCTTTGCATTGCCGATCCTTGGTACGGTATCGGAATGACGAAGAACGATACCACAGGATTCGCAGCGAAACGCTTTCGTGTTACCGCAGGAATAAATGACGAGGCTCCCGATCGTGAAACATTCGAAGAGATCCGGCGTATTTCAAAGAATCAGATTATCTGGGGCGGAAACTACTTTCTTGATTATCTCGGGAATTGCCGCGCGCCGATTATCTGGGACAAAGGAACAGGCGCTAACTATTTCGCAGACGGTGAGATGGCCTGGACAAGTTTCAAGACCGGATGCCTTCGGATTATTCATCATCAGTGGTGTGGATGCTTCAAGGATTCAGAAAGAAATGATCCGGTAATCCATCCCTGCCAGAAACCTATTTTTGTTTACAAATGGCTCCTCGAAAAACATGCTAAAAAAGGCATGACGATTTATGATCCGTTTCTCGGATCTGGATCGAGCAGAATTGCGGCATGGGATCTTGGGTATGACTTCTATGCCACTGAAATAGATCCTGTGCATTTTGAAAACGAAGAGAATCGATTTTATCAATATCGAAACTCTCAATTATTTGCTCAAGATGAACTACTTGAATGTCAGAAGTCGCTTGAGTTCAGAGAAACGTTGGGGGCGGTGAAAGAATGAGGGAAATAAAGTTTCGCGCATGGAACATAAAAAACAACAAATACGACTGCTTTGATTTTTCCACAATTCAAGGATATGAAGGAGAAATTTGCGGGGTTCTTCTTCCTAGTGGAGAGAACCTAAACTACAATTCAGGATATGGGAATGACGGAATTAATCCTAATCTTGAAATTGAGCAATTCACTGGCCTTCATGATAAGAACGGAAAAGAGATTTACGAAGGGGATATTGTACAGAACGAACATGGACATATATCGGCCATAGAATATTCAGAAAAAGAAGCAAGGTTCGGAACAAGGGTGTTTATATTTGACGTTAATTCTTTAACCATCATCGGCAATATTCACGAAACTCCGGAGCTTCTCAAATGATCCTCCGCAAGCATCAATCTGCTGTCGTCGAAGTCTGCCGCGAAATACTTTCCGGCGCCCCGATAAACGAGATAATTCTTTCCGTTACTCCTGGCGGTGGAAAGTCGTTCGTGCCAGTAATACTTGCTGAAAACTTAATTCCTACAATTGCTGATAAAATATGCTGGATAGTTCCAAGGGATTCATTAAAATATCAAGGCGAGAAAGAATTTCTTAATCCGGTATGGGAAACACAAAAAAGAATCAGGGTCGCAGATAACGGGAACGATCTATCTCGGGGTTGTGAGGGGTATGTCACGACATTTCAAGCGGTTGGCGCAAATCCTGAATGTCACGCTGAGGAATTCCGGAATCATAAATACATTCTTTTCCTCGATGAAACGCATCACGTTTCCGACGATGCAAAATGGGAAGCCGCGATCAAGCCGCTTGTCGAATCCGCGGTACTGGTTGTTTACGCCTCGGGAACGCTTTCACGCGGCGACGGCGAGAAGATCGCCTTTCTTCCGTACAAGAACGGGGAGATCGACCTTGCGATCACCGAAACACGCCGCGTCATTATCTATTCGAGAAGCGAAGCAATCAAAGACGGTGCGATTCTCAAGGTAGATTTCAAGCTTATAGACGGTGAGAGTGAATGGGAGGAATTGGACGGGACGAAAGGAACATCGAAGCTATCAGGGGAAGAATCCGCAAAGGCATTATTCACGGCACTCCGGACGGAGTTCTCGAATTCAATGCTTGACGAATGCCTTGCAGACTTCATTTCGGAATGCACGAACTACACCTCCGCGAAGATGCTTGTAGTCGCTCCGACGATCGAGATCGCGAAGGCTTATTACGAATACCTTGCCACAAAAGGACATCATGCACGTATCGCGACGACCGATGACACGCCGGGAGCGCGCCGGAGCGTTGACGACTTCAAGCGCGGCGTATTTCATATTCTCGTTTCTGTCGGAATTTGTTATGAAGGCCTCAACGTCCCTGAAATAACGCATATCTGTTGTCTAACTCATATCCGTTCAATGCCCTGGCTTGAACAATGTTTTGCGCGCGCAAATCGTCTCGCGCCTGGGAAGATTTGCGCGATCGTCTTCGCGCCCGCCGATCACATGTTCAAGAAGGCTATGCGCATGATCGAACGCGAAGAACCCGTTCCTCTTGCGAATCCAGACGAGCAAATGGAACTTGCGCCGGCCTCAGAAAAGCGCGGAGAAGGATCGGGCGAGGCGAGACCGTGGATAATTCCGACTGGATCGACTGCATATGTTGACGGAGAACCGGTCAAGGAAAAACCAGAAATTTTCGCAGGGTTACCGAATATCACTCCTTCAGAAGCTGAGAAGATAATCAGGACTAATATTCATCAGCATATAACAACATTTATTGATACGATAAACAACGGATCAAAACAGGCGTATCAGAAAATACTCTATCGCAGATTACGAATTCAAGTTCCAAAACCGATCGCTGAAATGAATGTCAAGGAACTAGAAAAAGTATGGGTATGGCTCAAGAAAGAATACGTTTTGAAGGGTTAAAGATGAAGGAGATAAACATGGAAAAAGAACGGGTATGGTTCGTTACAACGCCGTATTTTGCTCGTGTGCTTCGGACATTCCAGGAGAGAATTCACGGCGGAAAAAAGCTAGGTTTTGCTCTCAATGATTTATTATTCCGTGGCATCGAGGCAACCATTGAAGACAAAGCGTGCCTTTTTGCGCTTACTGAGGTAAACCAGAAATACCGAACACGATTTGTAAGCATCGAAGAAGCAAAGGATTTTTTTAGCGTCGATAAATTCGAGGAAATTAAGAAAGAATATCGCCGTCTTGTTCATTATCAGCGTAACATACTTGAAGACGAAATTGGACTCACTCCTTTAATTTTCAAACAAATCGAGGAGATATCAAAATGAAAAAGTTACTAATTTTTCTTTTCATTTCTGCGTTTCTTTATCCTGTCGGCGTATCAATTCACACATATGAGCGCGAGACGTTTACCATTGACTTTTCAGCGCCTGAACTCAATATTTACCAGATCGCATCATATATTACCGGATGCCCTGAAAGAATTCTTCGTGGCATTCATTTTGCAGAATCATCGTATGGCGCGAATATGAATCATCCCGATCCGCTTGATATTGGCGAATTCGGTCTTCATGAAGATCCCGCATATCATGCAGAACGCGCGGGGAAATGGGGAGAATACAACGCTTACTGTCCGTTACAGTCTGCCATTATTGCGGGCCATATTTATATGGAAAATCTCAATCTCATGGGTAATGAAAAAGATGCAGTTGCGGCATATAAACAGGGACGGCGTGGAGTTCGCGAAAATGGACGAGAAGAATGGTATGTCGATCGCGTTGAAAATTATATTAAATATACCGGAGTTTCGGCATAATGGAAATGGAACAGGAATTCAGAGAAATTAATGGTTTGAATGTATTAGTTTCTGGTCCTGTTGTTATTGAATGCGTTAGACATCGTATCGAAAATTATTTTGTTTATTGTAATCCTGGTTTGAATTCTAAATCGTGGGGAACAACAGAGCAGAAGTCAATCTGTCATATTTGTTTTCCTGATTTTGTACAAGGAGAACTTTTTTGAGCATCAGACGTGAAGTATTCAAGATTCTTGATTCTCTGCCTGAGACTAAAATAAGCGGTTGGAAACTTCACGAGATGATTTATTTTAGAACGGGAAGGATGCCGTATCCTCCGACGTTATTGCAATATGCTCGCGACTATGCGGATATTTCCGGGGCGACGTTCGAATGCGTCGATCCGCAAAAGAGTGTATACCGATTTGTTCCGGGTTTTGGAATAGGGAAAGCTTTATTAGGAGGAAGGGAATAAATGAAGAGATTAACAACAGATCAGGCAGAAAATATTTTATTAGAAACAGGAGAATTCACGAAAGAAGATCCTGCTTTTAGACATGCGACAGAAATTTTTAAGTTTGGATATAATTATTTACAGGTAGAAATTGAATATTCAAAATTAAAATATATATTTTTATCAGTCTTATTATTTATTATAAGAATGGCAATTATTGCCGCTTCTTTTTTTATTTTTAATTTTCTATTGCATTTTTCTGAAGAAGGAACAGTGGTAATAAGTGTGGTTATTACCATTATGTTAACTTCTGATACTGATACAGCAATGCGATATTTTCATATTACAGAAAATAAAAAACAGGAGCATAATAAATGAAATCTTTAAGCGAATTAAAATCTGGAGAAGTTATTCATAAAGAAGATATCTTTTCAGGAATAACCGCAGAACATATTCATGTTTGTAGATCATCTTCAATAAACAATTTGAAAACAGAAGATATTTTTGATTTAAGAATCGATGGAAATGCGATAGTTTCGGAAAGAATAATTTCAGGTAAGATTGATTATTTAGCTCTAAAAGATTGTATAAAAACAGATACCGATCTTTCATTAAAATACGCTTTCTGTTTTTTTCAAATCGCGTTTAATATTATCGCAAAGATAATTCGCAAGAAGATAGGTATATGAGAATAATGAAATGACTAACAGATTTGAATCTTTCATCAACGATACCGTTATATCTGAAAACTGGTCTATCATTTCATCTCGGTTTGACGTATCTAAATTTACTGTTTATATACAGCGCAATAAAATAATCGGTGAAATAAACGAGTTTTATGAAGCTCGCGAGAACTATAAAGAAAATCAATCGGATAAAAATTACAGACACATGGTTGAAGAACTTTCAGATATTTGTATCGCCTGTTGTACTTTTCTAAAACTTCAAAATGAAAAATATGAATATCAAGAATTAAAACAGAGTTTTGAGATTGAAGACTGGATTCATTTAGTTGTGAATCATGATATCAATTCTATCATTACCGCAATAAAAAAATATGCGAATTATTTTTATATCGATCTATGTTCGGCTATTTTACAAAAAGTTGAATATAACCGAACAAGGAGCGATTGGTAAGTTTATTATTCATTTATTTACTGGCGCCAGATCTCCATTGATCGACTGGCTATTTTAACAAAAAACTGTACAAATTTTACCGTCTCTACGCATCATCACATGATGGATCGAACACCAATTCAAAAGATTCAAAACAGTAAAGTTATTTTTTTCAGGTTCTGCACTTACCTGAACTGTTCTTTCATCGACTGATAAAACTTTAAATCCCGCTGAATTCAGTTTCGCCATTGCGTTTATTGTATTCATTGACATCTCCTTTATGATGCTTTTTCAAAAACAAAACGGATTTTATTTCCATTTATTGAATTGAAACCATAAATATAAACAGACCGGTCATATTCAGTAACCGATTCAATTTTTTCCATTTCGTGAATAAATGACTCTTTTGTAATTTGGTTGATTTCTGTAAAACTTGCGGTTTTTTTTGATTCATCAAAAGAAATTTCCACAGCCTTTGAACCGAATCCAATTTTTTGACGACCGAGAATAGTATATCCAACATTGCCATTAAGGTTTATCAATTTTCCGTTTAATGTCATTTTCATATCATCCTCCAAACCCTCTCGTATTTGGTTGACTCTCTCTCAACCACCTAAAGACAGTATACCGCTATAGCGGTACAAACGCAAGAGAAAAATACATAAATCGTCTGGATTATTTTGATATCTAGCAAAACAAGATATTGCTATAGTTTACGTAAAATAGCGTAAAATGACGCTTGACTTTTGCGGTCATGGGAGTATACTAATGACTGTAGGCAATTGGTAATCGAAGAGTTCATACGAAAAAAACTGTCACTTTTCGTATGGTCTTTCAGGCCGCTAGGCCGGGACAATGCGGGTGACAGCGCGGAATCCCGGCCTTTTCTATTTTTAAGATAATAGCGATAAGTTTTTTTAACTGGTTAAACGGAGGAAGAGATATGAACGAGCTTGAGTTTTTATGTGCTATTGGTAAATCAGACTTGAAAGAGGATACGATCGATGCGTTAATGCAATTGTTTCGGAGAATAGAAAAACTCGAAGGTGCCAAAAACACCGAACAACAATTTAAAACTGAAAACGGCGGTGTTCTTCCAGAAAAGTATATTTTTCTTGCACGGAAAAACGTGAATATGATAAGTCGATATGCGACTACGCGGACAATCCGCAAAAGGAGTAAGAGGATGACAAAACAAGGCGATCGAGTAGGCGCAATTCAAAGCACAAACAGCGAAGAGGTTATGTTTTATGGTTATGGTGTTTATGAAGGAGATACGATTCCGCCTAATTTCCCTATACCGAACCCGACCATAAAACTCGACAACGGGAAAACCGTGTACGGCTACGAATGCTGGTGGGGACCGGAAGCACATATAAAAGAATTGATTGGGAACAGAAAAGTTACTGAGGTATTTCCAAATAGAGAATTTGCCGAACAACGGGTTCAACCTGACAACACGGATGGTTCGCAAAAAGGAGAAACAAATTCTGTTTCAGAAAATCATAATTAATATCCAAGGAGAATTGCGATGGAAGTCGAACAGGCAAAAGAGAAAAAGGAAAAACTTGCAAAGTCAATCGCTAATACAATTTATGAATTCGAAAAAGAAACTGGATGTAAAGTCGAACGTATTGATATTATTCGGAATCCGTCTTTTTTTGAAGACAAAACGCCGATTATTTCTCTTACAATAGAGGTATAAAATGCATACGCTCGAAACCTTTGACCAAGGAAAATGGTTGCCTATGCTAAGTAGCAAAAGTCTTGATTGGCTCGAAAGAATCAAGGAGATATTAGAAGGTTCCGGAGAGGAATGCCGGATTATATAGGGGATATTAAATTGGGACAATTGGAACAGATTGAAGATTTGCTTGAAGCTCGCGCAAAAGCAAAATCAGAATCAGATGAAGCAGATGCACGAAGAAAAATGCTCGATGCCGAGATTGAGGATCTTGTCGGCATTGGTTGTCATCAGATTGGAGGGTATTCTATAACCGTAGCAGACACGAAAGAGGATCGTTTTGATTCGACTCGGTTTAAGAAAGAGCACCCGGAAATGGTTGAAGAGTATACCGAAACGAGGCCGAAGCATGTATTTAAAATCATGGTTCTAAAGTCAACGAAGAATAATTAAAAGAATCGTTTTCGGTAAAAGTAAAACCTGGACGGCGCGCGCAAACAATGTTTCATTATTTGAATGCGCGCGTCTTCAGATGGTTTTTGAAAAATTGCATTTATCGCGGAAACGCGAAAGGAGATAGATGTGGAAAACAATGCGCTTACATTGGTAAATGATGCGAAAAAAAGGGGTGCGCTCATATATGTTGATATGAATGATCTTACTCCATCAACAGAGCTATTCAGGTCTGAGCCACAAGAAATATTGTTCGAAAAGAAACAGTTTCATAACATCAAGGGAAAATACCAGGCTGACAAAGCTGCTACGGATAAAATGGCAGAGCTTGGCGGAATTTTTTTTATCGACTCGGCAAGTTCAGAAAGGCTTGTTCACAAAAATGATCCAATATTTGGCGAACGTGACGCATGGGTGGTAACGGCTCAGGGTAAAAAACAAAACTCAGATGGTAGTTGGAGACCATCAAATATAGAGGCTTATGAATTCGATCCTCCTGTAAGAGCGTTCGAGGACCTTGGGCTCACCGAAATTAACGACTCAAACAGAACCGCATTCATACGAAAGGTAATTGAATATACAAAACCGGCACTACCACGAGCAAAAACAGGCGCGAGGCTTCGAGTTATTCGATATTTATTGGGACTGCCGCCCTCATTCACAGAAGATGAAATAAAAAGACCTATGGTATTCAATCGTATCGTCATGAATACCGCCTTTGTTCTTTCTACTCCTGAGGGAAAAATGATGGCAACCGCCAAGGCGCTTGGCGTAGACGTATCGAGTCTACTTTTCGGAGAACGACCTAATTTATCTAATGCAATCGAACCCTCAAACGCGCAGTCAAGCGCCGGTATTCCCCCTGAAAATCTCAAACCAGCAGATACCTCCGGTTTCGATTATGGTTCAGATTCATCAAACGCAGACGTTGAATCACTCGCAAACGAAGCGGCAAAAGAAAAACCTGAATCTGAAACTTCGGAAGATAAAGCGGAATCAGAGGAATTCCAGAAACTTACCGTTCAGCTCGAAGGATTACTTGAGAGCTACGGAGATAAACTCGATGTGTGGATTCAGAACCATACGCTGAATCCGTTCAATATGGCGAAGTCAGAACTCGACAGCTTTGTCGCAACCGCTCAAACAAGAAAAGATATGATCGATCGGACGATGACGTTCTTGAAGGCGAGAGGTGTCGCGGTATGAAAATAGCCCACATTTCCGATCTTCATGGAAGCAAAGAGCACCTAAAAGAATATGTAACGTCGATGGACGAGTTCAATGCAGCTAACGCAGCAGATCCGCCCGATCTAATCACGATTTCCGGTGATACCTACGACGCTTCGATGCTCAATACCGAATCGTCTGGTTTTGATATCGTCAACGGCGAAATTCAGAAGTCCGGTAACATTGCGCCAGTTGTAATGGTTGAAGGAACGCCTTCGCATGACGTTGATGGAAGCCTCGACGTATTTAAGCGAATGGAAAGCAAATATGGAATTACTGTTCTTGAACCTGGTATTCCGTATTTTCTTGCGAATTGTCGTGTTTCAACTTCTCCTGATGGAGCAGAACTTCTTATTCTCGGAATCCCTGAGCCGCGCAAAAAATACCTTCTCGCTAACGGTACGGCCGGAAAGGATGAAACCGATGAAGCTGTCCGCAACGCAATGCATCTACTTTGCTTCCAGCTCGCGGCGATTCGCGCTCAGTACAAGGATCTTCCGTGCCTCGTCGTTTATCACGGCGACGTCGCGGGAACAACGCTCCAGAATAATGAGACGATCGAACGCGGAACGGGAATCGCGATTACAATTGACGAACTCGCCGACATCGGCGCGGACTATTACGCGCTGGGACATATCCATAAGCCGCAGCAGGTTGGGAATCTTCCGGCATATTACGCGGGTTCGATCTATGCGAAGAACTTCGGCGAGACGCATAAGCCGGGCTGGAATCTGGTGGAGCTGATTCGAACTGTCTCAGAAAAATCGAATTTCCCTGATGACTGCGAGCTCTGGGGAAGAAAAATGGCTATGTCTAAATTTATGGCAAACGTTACCCGAATCGACTTCTCGCATCCGCAACTTTTTCACGAAACGGTAACTCTCGAACAGTTCGACAATACCAACTGGCCGAAACGTATAGCCGGAAAAATCGCGTGGGTAGCGATAAAGGATAAGCCCGAGGCGCTGATCGACCTCAACCCGGAATACATGGCGAACGAAGTTCTTGTTAAGGATTATGGCGCACTTCCGGGATCGAAGGTGAATCTTGAGAAAATCGCGATTGAAACCGTTCGCGCGGCCGAGATTGCCGAGGCGTCGACTCCCGAGAAGAAACTCGAAGTATGGGGCGAGAATTCCGCTGTCGAGATCACCGAGGGGATGAAAGCGAAGCTCAAGACCCTTCTGGATACGCTCGACCTGTCGAAGGTCACTATCTACGGCGAATGGGAGCTTCTTTCGGTTCGTATCAGGGGGTCACTCGGAATTTACCTCGGAATTGGAAAAGAAGAAATTTCCGTCAACTTCAAAAATCTTAATGATGGACTTGTAGCGGTTACGGGCGTCACGGGAAAGGGGAAATCTTCATTTATCGAAAATTGCCATGCTTACCCGCAAATGTTCACCAAGAAAGGAAAGCTGAAAGATCAGTTTTACAAACGTGATTCATTCCGGGAAGTTATCTATAGAAATCATGTTGACGGAAGCGAAAAACGATTCTTGATCCAGGTTGACGGGGAGACGAAGTCAGGAAGTTGCCGGTATTTCATTTTTGATCATGCAAAGGGTGAAACAAACTGGATACCGATGCCCGGAGTAGATGGAAATCTCGCGCCGTACACGAATGCAGTCAACGCGCTTTTCGGTCCGGTCGAGCTTTTCCTCAGAACTGCATTTACCATTCAAAAAGCGCAGAAAGACTTTCCGGATATTACCGATGCAAACGAGAACGAGAAAAAGGAACTGTTTTCAGCGCTTGCTGGGACAGATTATCTGCAAACGATTGCCGACGGGGCGTTTTCGGAAGAAAAAAAGGTCGAAGCGATAAAGCATGACGCTGAGGTAAAGATTTCGGCGCTTGAAGGCACTGTTTCCGGGAAAAACGAACTGGCTGACGAAATGCTTCGCTTGGCTGATGAAAAGAACACGCTTGCAGATCAACTGATTCAAACAAAGACATCCGGTACCGCGGCGAAGAACCGCGTCGAGAAGCTCCAGATCGCGGCCAATGCGGAGCATTCACGCTCGCAGCGCGCGGCCGACGCGGAGCTCTACCTAGGACGGATCAGGCAGGAACTCGCGGAGATCAACCAGTCGATTTCGAGCCTCAGCGCCCTTTCCTTACGCCGGCCTGAAATCGAAGTAAAAATCGCCCTGTATGAATCGCTCAAGGCAACGATCGAAGCCGAAGCCGAAAAGCTCCACGCGGTTGAGAAGCGGAACCAGGTCAAAACGGATGGCTATCGCGCCCAGATGGACGCTTTCAACGCGAAAAAGGGCGAAATCGAGAAGAAAATCGCTGCTGCGAAGGACGAGCTTCGCGAGAAGGAGCGTGGGCTTGAGGTGGGGAATCAGTCGAAGATGGCAGATTATCAGAAAGATCTTGATGCCTTCAATCAGCGAATGAACTCAGTTTCTGAAAGAAATCTGCAAACACAAGCGAAGTACCAGAAAGAACTGGATTCATTCAATGAGCGGAAGCGGTCTCTTGAAAACGAAATCTCCCAGGCAAGGATCGCGTTGCAGAAAGCACAATCGGACGCAGAGAAGATCCTCTCGTCAATCAAGTTAGCTGAACGGGATACGGTTGTTTTTGACGAAAAGTGCTTGGTTTGCAAGGCCGTTCCTGTAGAAAAGATCGAATCAATAACCCGGAAGCGCGAGGAAGCCCTACAATGCGTCGAGTCGATGCAAATCGAGTATGCGGATCAAAATAACGCAGTTGCGTCAACGGAAGCCTGCCTGAACGAACTGGAGGCCGATTTATCGTTTTTCGACGAAGCGAAACCGACACTTACTGAACTCGAGAAGTTCGACGAAAAGCGTCCTGAGCCGCCGAAGCCTGATTCTGTCCCTGAAAACGATCCCACGCTTGCGCTCATCGAATCGCTCAATCTCGAGCTTGCTGGTATCGGGTACGACGAACCGGCAAAACCTGCCCATGAACCCTTCGACGAGACGGTGCTTTCGAGCGCGCGCGCTCAGGCTGACCTCATCCAGATCGACGACCTCCGCGCGAACCTCACCCGCGCGGCCGAGGCTTCGGCCAGAATCGACGGTTACAAAGCGCAGGTCATCGAAAAGAACCGACAGATCGTCGAAAAGCAGGGGGAACTCGACGAGCTCGTTCGCAATGCTGACCCGGATTCCCTTACCGATCTCGAGATCGCGAAGACTGATCTCAACGACCTCACGGAGCAGTACCGGAAGCTCACGGCTGATCTTGCGACGAATCAGGCGCAACTCGAAGCGCAACGGAAACGCCTTGCAGAGATCGAAGCGCAGGAAGCTGAACTCGCAAAGCTCCGGGATTCCATTGTCACGGCAAAAGCAGAGTCCGCGGAATGGGATCTTCTGCGGCGCGCGTTCGGCCCGGACGGGATTCAGGCGCTTGAACTCGATGCCTTGGCGCCCGGAATTGCTGATGACACAAATAGCCGTATAAAGGCAGCGTATGGCGATCGCTTCAAGATCGAATTCCGAACGACTCGTATCGCCGGAACTGGAAGCAAAACGAAACAGGTCGAGGACTTTTCGATTCTGGTTCATGACACGGAAAAGGGAAACGTCGGACTCCTTGAAAACAAATCAGGCGGTGAGTTCTCGGAGATCAAGCGTGCTCTTTACGATTCATTTACTGCGATGAGGGCAAAGAACGCAAATTTCCGGTTTCTTACGCGATTCTTGGATGAAGCCGATGGCGCACTTGATTCTGCGTCGCGAACGAATTATTGCAGGATGCTCGAAGCTGACCATGAAAGCGGGAAGTATCGAAACACGATCATCATTACGCACTCGGACGAAGTGAAGGCGATGATCTCGCAGAAAATCGAAATGGAAGCTCTCGCAGAAAGCGCGGGTGCCGGTAAAACGGAAGAGGCGGAATTCGCATTGGAGGCTATATGAGTGGAATAACCAAAGGACCATGGAGGGTCGGAAGAGCTGGAACAGTCGTTACAGACGCAGTTATCG